ATTAAACCCGCCACCACCCGCGCCGCCATTTGGGCCGATAAAATTACTTCCGGAACCAAAAGCAACGCCGATGGCGCTCGTGCCACCGCCACCCGTAGAAATTCCGGAAATGTTTGTGCCGGCACTAGCCGCACCAAAACCGCCATTAGGTCCAAAAATCAATCCAGCTCCAGCGCCTACGTTGGTCCCAGACCCGCCGCGCCCATTTGCTGGGCATGAACCACCACCGCCACCACTGGCAGTTACAGAAACGCCAGGAGCGCCGCCACCACCGCCACCGCCATACGCTTTTGTGCCAAAGGAGCTAATGCCGCCTTTTCCGCCCTGGCCAGCAATAGTGCCATCCGAGGGCGTAACACCCGAAACGCCACCAACGCCGGAAGCGCCAACTGTAATGGTTTCAACCGCGCTAATATCGGATGCGTCGAACGTGCCAAAAAACCACCCAGCGCCACCACCACCGCCGCCGCCCGAACCACCACCCGCCGCAGCATACGTGCCACCGAAGCCACCGCCGCCGCCGCCGCCGACCACCAGAACGCCCACATAACGAGCGCCGCTAGATTTGGCATACGTGCCGCTGCCGCTAAACGTCGAAACCAGGCGCGCGCCCGGTGCGATTGCTCGCAATGCCATTAGACGCCACTCCCGCGCGAGATGCGAACGGTTGCCGTTCCCGCCGCCGTGATGCCCGCGACGTTCAACCCGCTGCCGGCGTTGTCAACGCGAACGGTGCTGATCTCGCCCGCCAAAAGCGGAAATGAGCCGTCGCTTGAAGCGTTGACGACACCGCCAGCCGTGGCCGTCACGCCGGAATTGCCAAACGCAAGGAACGCCGTGCTAGGCCCTTCATTGCGCAAAAGCAGGGTATCACCCACCGTGCCCAACACGACGTTGGTGCTGCCGCTGGTTGTGGTGCAAGCAAGCGTGCTGTTCTGCTCCGGGAAGAACGCCGGGAGCGCGGTTGAAATGGCCGCCATTATTCAGGCTCCTTTGCCGGTGCGGGCTGCTGCGCCGCTTGCATGGCGGTGCGGAATGCGTTCAACGCCTCTTCGCGGGCGTGGTAGGGCACGGGCCGTTCCATCATCGCCGCGTAAAGAACGTTCCAAACGTCGATGGGGAGAGAAGGGGAAGGATTCATTTAAACACCTGCAACTGCATTCCACGTGCCGCCGCCTTGGGACACGTAGAGGGTTGATCCGACGCCGCCGCCCGTGCGGAGGTAGATTGAGCCTCTTGGCGTAGTGGCTGCGGGCACACCCGCGCCGGTCGTCATTGTCGGGCCGGATGCAGAGACGGTCAGGCTATCCACTTGCGTAGACGATCCGGCATTGAGCAAAAGCGGGGCCTGCGTCGCCGTCATCTGAGGCACCAGGATCGGCGGGCGGAATTTCACGCCGCCCGCACCCGATACCGTGATAACAGGCGGGACATGCTCTGAATAAAGCGTGCCGCCGCCCGCAACAGTCACGGTTAGAATGGTCCAATAGGCAGCCACTTGCGCGCCTGTCCCGCTTCCGCCGGTAAGCGTAATCGGAACGGTCGGCAGCACCGTGTAGACGCCCGGCAGCGTCGGCTCCATGTCGATAATGGCGCCGACGCTATCCACCGCCCGCACCGTGTACTGAAACCGCGTGGAGGCCGTTCCTGTCGCCGCGTTATCGGTCAGCACGTCACCAACCGTATAGCCGGTCCCGCGCGCACCGGATGCCCCCGCCATCGACAGAGGCCAATCAGCCGCCATCTGGTTGACAGAGCCCGTAGCGGTCGTGCCGCCGCCCGGCGATGCGGCAAACGTCAACGTGGGAATACTGGCAAACAACCCGCCGCGCACCACCGTCACGCTGCCGACAACCGCAGTCTTTGCCGCGATGCTCGAAACGGTTTGCAGAGTATTCCCGCTCACAGCCCGGCCGCCTACGTTGCCAGTGCCGCCGACGAAAAACCCAGGCGACCATGCAAAAGCGTGATCGAAGGTCATGTCGGGCAGATTAAACCCGATGGCGGCCGCATATGCGGGCTGATTGGTGATAAAGCTCTGGTTAGGCACAGTCTCCATGATTGTGCCAACATTAGCACGAACAGGCCAAAGCGCTGACCAGTCACCGAGGCCGATAACGGTAAGCATGCCCTGATTGCCGTAATTGAAGCGACCAAAGTTGATACCGGTATCCTGCCAAAGCCCGACACCTTCACTCGGCGCGCCAGATAAAATAGCCCCAGATGATACGGTCTGAGCGATGCTAACCGTGTATGTTCCTGTTCCTCCGGTGCCGGTGCCAAAAGCCGTAATGCGTGTGTTGTCGGCAATACCTACATCAGCCGAAGCAATGACCTGCCCAACAGAGATTGTGCCCGATAAAACTGCGGTGACAGTAAGCGTGGCCCCTACAATGCTGCCAGTAAACGACGCATCCTTTAACTGTGCCCACTGAATAAATCGGCCGCCAGATTGATACTGTGTATTGAACACACTTCCCCAATTAGCCTCAAATGATTGTATGCCTTTAATACGACGCGCGCCAATGGTCCCGCTCTTACCAAGCCATGCAAGCGGATTTTCGCCATAAATCTCCGTTTCTTCTAGGCCAGGATATCCACCCTGCCAGTGCATTGCACGCCACCAAGGGGCAGCACCAACCAAGAACTGAGCATTGCCCCCGTTGATGCTATCAGCCGTGCTGAATACGTTTGTCCATTGGCCGTTCTTGCCGCCAGACCAACCCGTTCCGCCGTAAGGGTTGCTGAACATAACACCAGTGCCAAACGCACTAGAATTATCAGTCACGCTGAAGTTGATAGGAGATGCGCTTGCACTAGCGGTTGATGTTCCTGTGATTACAGCACCAACTTGAACAACCGCTACCTTCTGAGCGCCAGACGCATTAGCAGATTGCTGAACCGACAAAGCGGAATTGCTGCCATCCGTTGCAGCCCCAAATGGACCGTAAAATATGGCGCCGCCTGCGTTACTCACACGCCCGACCGTCAGTTTATCCAGAATCGACACAACGCCGCTGCCCTTGGGGTCAAGCACGATGCTGATGTTCGTGTCAGACCCCGCCGCCGCAATAACCGGGCTACTCGCCGCCGCCGCGCCTGTGACCGTGATGTAGTTAGCCAGGTTGCTCCCTACCGTAGTCGTCCCGGTCAACGCAGAAGACGTGAAAAGCTGCGCAACCGTCAGCTTGCGCGTGGTGCCGGTCAACGGTCCGGTGCTGCTTTGCGTGACGGGGAATAGATCGGTGCCGCCCCACGCCGCCGCAGACGGAAGCTGCGAGATATACTGGATCGCGGTCACGACTTGCGCCCTTCCAACTGAGCAACGCGCTTGCGCAACCGTCGCATTTCTTCCCACAGGATCGGGATCATCTGGTCCGGCCGAATGGCAAGCGTGTCGTCATCCGCGCGCACGAAGCCGCCGAAGTCGCGCTTTGCCTTGTCGGCAATCGTGGCCACTTCGGAAGCGTCAAAGCCCCAATGTTCCCGCTTGCCCGGCTTGCCGCCTCCACCGTCAACCCATCGGAATGTGATCGGCTTTACCGCGTCGATAATGTCCCCGACCGGCACGCCGGTAAGCCGCCGGATATCCGTTTTCAGGCTGGGGTCCGAGGTCTGGATGGTGCCGTTGACCGCCCAAACCGCCGTCCAGCGAGATCCGGAGACGCCAAGGCTCATGGTGTTGTCGGTCACCGGCACGAAGCCAACCGATGCAGTGGCGATGACGTAGGGCGATGCGGTAGCGCCAATCACGAGGCTGTCAGACGACGACGTCTTTAGCACGTCAAAATTTGCGCTGTCTGCCGCGTTGCGCGCCACAATCCGGGCTTGGGTGCCTAGACGAATTGCGCCAGAGGCGAACGAACCGCTGTAGAAATCCACACCGTAGCCCGTGTGGACGCCTTGCAGGTCAATTGAAGTGGTGCTGTTGGTGTAGTCGGCAATCGTGGTCAGGCGCACGGACTGCGCGGCGAAGATAAGCCCCTGATTCCACATCGGGGATACGAGGTCGCTCAGGTTCCCCAGCACCGCTACGGCAGCCGTTGCGCGGTTGGTGCTGATGCCACTGATCTGCATCCCGAACACCGCAGGCTGCGCCGGGAAGCCGCCTGCATCGCCAAAGTGGGTGCCGGAGTTGTTGGCTAGATCAAACTCGGCAATCTGCGCCCCGCCGATGGTGCAAGCGCCGGAATTGAGCAGCAACAAGGGGTTGAATGCCCAAACGTTGCCGCTGCCGGAATCCGCCTGAATGGCCGCGTAGAGCGCCACCTTGTTTTTGGCCGTTGGCACCGTTGCCGCCGCGCCCGTGTTCGACACGAAGTTGACCGCAAGCGAAAACTCGTCTTCCGTGCTGCTGGTCGTTGTGCCGCTGATGGAGTTGAACGACAGCAGCGACGGGTTGCCGATCGGTAGGATCGTTTCAGCCGCAACCGATGACGTGGACGTGAACGCCGGCACCGTCAGGCGCCCGGTCATGGTGTCGCCGCTCTTGGCCACCGCGCCGAGAACTGAAAGGGTGGCTACACCAGTCTCTTTGTCCCACGCCTGATTGCCAAGCGAGTCCGTCACCACCTGCCGATACAGCCCATCGCCGTAGATGACCGCGCGCCCGGCCGCGTCCAGCACGATCGGATTGCTGTTCACAATCGTGCCGGCTTGGTCCTGATAGGTGTTCTTCGGCGTGCTGGTGCCGGGGATGTAGTGGTAAGCGTAACCCCCAGCCAACGGATTGCCGCTGGCGTCGATGAATTGGGTTTCGCCGTTTGGTAGGGGTAGGGCCATGCGGGGAGGCTCCGGTATCTGGTTATCGCCGGGCTGGCGTGGGTGCTGGCCAGCGTGCCGGGGTGGTTATTGCGGCGGAGGGCGGAGGCGGTTCGGCTCAACGCTGGTGGCGCGGTTTGCGTTTCGGACTAGCGCGCCTTCCCGCATCGGGCCTGTAAGCGTCCCCCAAATCATTGACGCAACGCCCGGCGGAATACCTACGGCTGCCGCCGCGCCTTCTCCGGCAGCACGAGCACCGAGCCCCTTGGCGGCATCGAAGAAGTTTTGCCCGGTGTCGGACCCTGCCGCCCGCGCCATCGTGTTTGAAGCATGTTCGCGCCTAAGATCGTTCCGCAGCGCCCACAATTTGGACATGGTTTCTTCAGTGATGCCGTGCGCTAGATCGGGCAAAGTGCTTTCGCGAGACGACACAATATCTTTCAGCATGCGTTGCACGCCTTGAAATGTAATTGGGCCGTTGCCATTGTTGGCGCGGATTTTAGCCGACCAATCTTGAAGCAACTGCATCTCGTCAATTGGCCCGGATGCTTTAGCATAATTTGTGACGGCTTGACGAAATCCAGGTGCCCCGAGTTCAATTGCTTTATCAAGTTCATCGCGAACTTGCATAAGCTGCTTGCGCGCCAATTTGGCTTGGGAACTGTCATCCGTTTTGCCTTCCAGCAAATTGCGGATGTGGTTGCGGACGCCGGCCAACATTTCCGGGTCTGTGTAAAGATTGCCGTCTTTGTCCGTCATGCGAGCAATTACATTTTTAAGCGTCTTTTCTACCGCTTCCTCCCGCCCGGCTGGGCCATCAAGAATGGTTTGCGCTAGGGTAACTGTAGGATTTGGGTCAGCCGCGCCCTTGTTGCGCATTGCCTTTGCAACTTCCGCCTTGTATTGCTGATCCCGCGCCAGCTCAAGCCGAAGCCGAAGCGTGGGGGTGCCTTGGGCGTCATCGTAGAAATCAGCGCGCGCTTGGTCGTTGCGAGCTCGCAAATCATCAAACGCCTGCTTGGCGGCGGGGGATTGCGTCGCCATGCTCTTTTCGGAACGCGCGGCTTCCGTGGTTTGCGCAATCTGCGCCTCAGTCGGGATGCTGCCCGGCACGTATTCGTTCGCGTCCGCGCCCCTGGGCTGCGATTCTTCCAGCAGCGTGCGTTCCGATGTTGCGCGCTGCGTTACCATTTCCTTGCGCGACATTTGGGCTTCCGCATCCGTTGAAGCCGCAGCGCCAGCCGAACGCCGCCCACCCATCGCCGCATCATCGGCAGCCGGGGCCATGGTCGCGCCGGGCGGAATGAACTCAGGAGCCGCAACAGGGCTGCCAAGCGCCACCGGAGGCCGCTGCACACCCGGCGGCATAAACTCCGGCGCGGGGTTGGCAGGCGCCGAATCCGCACGCATGTAGATCCGCGGCTTTGCGGGCAGGGGCACGTATTCAGGCGCGGCAGGCGCAAGGCGGTTGGGCTGCCGTGGCGCTCCGCCGGGGAGCGCGCCGATAAACGCTTCTGGCATGGCGGCAAGATCGCGCCCAAGCTGCGGCTGATCCACTTCCGCCCCCGCCTGAGCAACGCCAGCCTGCGCGGCACGGAATGCGCCGCCCAGCACACGCAACGCCAATTCGCCACCAGCCGCCAGCGGGTCCATAACCAGCTTGTTCGCGCGCTGTAGCAGGGTTCCGCCGCCGGCTGCCGGGGGATAGACGCCCAACCCCTCCATAACCGGGGTGACAAGCGGCGGCATGGGCTGCGAGCCTTCGCGGAAGCCCTGCGCTGCGGCGGAACCGATGTTGCCCGCGCTGGCTGCGATATCGCCAACGGTCGTGCCCGTCTCCACCGCAGGCACGGAACGCGGGCCAAGGTCCGCGCGCTTCTGGAACCGCTGCGGCATAACGGGGTTGTCGGGGTCGCCCTGCTGGCGCTTGTCCGTAGGCGCGGGCTTGGCTTCCGTGGTAGGCGCGATGGCTTTCAAAAAATCATCATCGCTGATGGTCGCACCGGGCGCAGTCGTGGCAGGCTTGGCGCCGCCGCCGATGGCTTTCAGAAAGTCATCATCTGACATGACACCGGAAGCGCGACGATCTGCCACAGGGCCTAACCTCTCGAAATGCGCTTTGACGGCAGGCACGTATTTAAGCGTTTCGTCAGGTAGCGCGCCGCCCTTCAGGAAAGCGTCAACCCGCCCCGGCCCTGCGTTGTAAGCCGCTAGTGCAATTTCGGGGTGCTTGTAACGATCCAGCATCTGCGACAGGTATTTGGCGCCGCCGTAGATGGACTGTTCGGCGTTCGTCAGGTCGGTTACGCCGAGGTCTTTCGCGGTGCCCGGCATAAGCTGCATGACGCCAACGGCGCCGGCCCGGCTGCGAGCGTTCGGGTTGCCGCCGCTTTCCTGCGTGGCCACCGCGCGCAACAGGCGCGGGTCAACGTTCCATTCGCGGGCTGCCGCTTCAAAAATTGGCCCGTGGCTATCGACCGACAAGGCCATTTTCCTTAGCCCAAGTCCAAGCCTTTTTGACGGCTGCGTTGTCGGCTTCGTTCAGGTTCTTCAAGAACGTCCGTTGCTGTTCCCCAGTCATCCGCAGTATCTGGAAAACGCGCGGGTCAAGGTTCTTGGCCTGCTGCTCAAAACCGGCTTGGTCCGCCTTGTCTGGCCAGTTGGCCGCCAACGTGGCGCGCGCCTTGTTGTAATCGGCGTTGCCGCGAAGCTGGCTGAGGATCAAGCGCGCGCCCTCTGGCGTGAGGGTGCTTCCGGGGTTAGCGGATTGGGTCACAGCAAGCCGCGCATCCGATCCGGCGCCCTGTGCGTCGGCAATCTGTGCCGCCAACTTGTCAAAAGACTCGTTCGCCGCCACCGACTTTTCATCAATGCCGAACGCCCGCGCCAGACCCGGAGCAAACCGCAGCGTCGCCTTCTGGAAGTTCTTGATGCGGTCTTGCCCGGTGCCCGTGGCAAACTGCGCAATTTCGGTTTCCATGTTGCCCAAGATTGCGTCTTGCGACCGTGCCGCTACGCCCTGTTCTGCGATCCGGCCAAAACTTGCGGCACCCTGCGAACCCGTTGCCGTCTGCGCCGCAGACTGCGCAGGGCCGGGCGCGATCACAAGGCCCGTCTTGGGCGGTGCAGGTGGCGCGTTGGCGGGGTTACGCAACGCGGGTGGCAAACGTCCGTCACCTATGGGCGAAGGTGCGCCGGGGGGCGGCACAGCAACAGAGGCAGGCCCCCCGAGGGCTGGAGGCGTGACGCTTGCGACAGGTCCGTAAATCGGATTGCCTTTGGCGTCGTATCCCACGATGACGCGCTGGTTCAGTTCCGGGCGGCTGGGGAATTGCGGCACCCCTGCCCCGCTGGGGTAAAAACCGCCGCCCATCATAGGATCACGAACAATCCCAGGCTGCACCGTCTGGTTGTCCGACACGCTGCCCGGCTGGCCGTAGATGCGGGACAGCGCCGTGTTGGGGTCAATCCCCATCAACGCGAACTGCTGCACGCGGCCCATCAAATCCTGTGGGGTTTTCGTCGCCGCGATGCCTTGGTAAAGCTGATCAGCCGTGCCTTTATCAAGCGTGCCGTTGGCCACCGCAGAGCCAATGCCGACGTACAGCGCTTCCACGACGCGCGATGCACTCGCCGGGTTCTGCGGGTCGTATTCCTTGAGTGCCGGGATGGCGATGGCGCCAAGGGCACGCATGCGGGTTGCCGCAAGCGCCTGCTGCTGCGTTTCTAGCGACTGGCCTAGCAGCTTGTTTTGCGCAAAGGCATTGGCGATACCCGCCACCTGACCAACCTGCTGCAACGGATTGGGAGGCGCGGCAACGCCAGTGCCGGCTTGCAGGGCGATGCTGGGGTCAAGTGCCATTACCGCCACGCCCCCAGCTTATTGAGCATCGAATACGTCTGATACAGGTTCGCTGCGTTGTTGATGCCGCCCACAATCGCATTCGTGCTGCCAATCGTGCCCGCAGCCGAAGCATTCGCGCCGGAAGTCAGGTTGTTGCCGGCATTGCTGGCAGCGTTCACACCCAACTGGCCAGTCGTCGCAGCAGCATTGGCGCCAACCTTCGTCAACTCAAGCAGCTTGTTGTAGGCGTTCGTCTTGTTCAGTTGGTCAATGTCAAATAGCGTTTTGTAGGTGCTATCCGCCAACCCCGTCGCGAAATTGGCCGCGCCCTTGAGCGCCGCCCCGCTGATGCCAAGCCCCTTCGCCGCCGCTGCGTTCTGGACGGACTTCAACCCCTGGTCGCGCGTGAACTGGTAGCCGGGCGTTGCCTCTAGCGTGGCCTGGTTCGGAGTGAACGGTGCCGTCAGTTCCTTCAGGCGGTTGATGATCTCATCGCCGCCTTTGGTCCCATACGCGCGGTATGGCGCCAGGTCTTCGCGGGTCTGGCCGAACTGCTGCATCTGCAATTCGGCAGCATTTCGCGCCGCAGCGGCTTGCGTGTCGGCAGCATCGCGCGCTGCGCCGGAGGACACCAGCCCACCAACAAGCGACACGCCGCCGCTGACAAGCGCGGAGATGGGGTCAAATACCGCCGTCTCGTAGAAACTGGCAGGACCGGCGCTAAACTTCATTCCACCGCTCCACCGGAATCAGGGTTCGCCCCGCGCGCTCCACCGGCTCGCCTAGCGCAAAGCCCAGCCACCGCAGCCACCGCAGCGACTTGCCGTATTCCACCGCGACCATCGTCTTGAGGCAGACAAACATTTGCAGCATCAAACCGACCTGGCGCCGGGTTTCCTGCAAATAAAACTTCTTTGCCCGTGCAACCTGCGGCGTGGCCAGCATCCAAACCTTGCCTACCACATGATCGTCATCGGGGATCACGCCACCCACGAAGGCCGGCACGCCATCAACCACGCCCGCGAACGTGTGGACCGATTGCGAGATGGCATGATCAAGCACCTGCCGGCCGCCGACGCGCTCAAGGTCCGCGCGCTCCGCCTCGCCCATGGCAGCGAGGAACGCAGACAACAGGCCGGGCGTGATGGGTTCAACCGTCGTCACGAGGTAAACCCGGAAGCCGCGATGTTGACCACCGCAGCCGTTGACGCCAACGCCTGCAAAGTCTCGCCCGGTGCCAGCACAAGGTTTGCACATTCCGGCGCAACGTAGGCCTGGCCGGCGGACAAACTGTATGCGCTGATAATCCGGTTGCCCGTGGTGGCGCTGCCACCACTTGGCACGCGATGCACCGTGATCGTGCGAGCCGCCACGTCCGTATTCGTGAACGTGGCGGCTTTGATAATCACGGTCGTGTTTGCCGCGGCGGTCACGTAGGCAACCGCCGAAGCGGTCAACGTGCCGGCGCCAAGGTTCGCGGGAGCGATTGTTGCCATGTGCTAGGCCACCATCAAAGAAATCATCATCGGGTCATTCTCAGGCACGCGCGGGATATCGCCGGCTGATACTGCCTGCCACACGGCGCTTTCGGTCTGCGTTGGTGTAACCACGTCACCCAGCACCGCGCCCAGCCACGCGGCGGGTTCCGGGTTCGCGGCTGGCGTCACGTCAGACATTTTCAACGTTTCGATGACGTCTTCGATGGTCGACGTAGCCGGGGCGCCGCCGGTGCGTTCCCAAATCGAGTAGAAAAACCGATACCACGCTGGCGTCATCACGCCGCTTCGCGGGTCCACGAACGCGGTCATGCGTTGCGGGACGCCTTGCGCAATGCCGCTCACTGCTCCGCCTCCGCCATTACAAAAGCCCCGTTCAACGCCGTGCGAACCGGGGCCGACCAAAACACCTCAAACACCCGGTCCCGCGCCATCCCAAGCCGCTGATAGTGGATGGACTTGTAGAACTCGCCGGTTGCGCCGAAGTCGTCTTCAATCGGGTTGGACCACGTTTGCCCGCGCGTGTCGGAATACCGCAGATACAGCTTCGACGGCGCCACGTAGGACAACCCGTCATCCGCGCCGAGGAACACCGGGATTACGTCAGGCCCCAGCGCCGTATCGGCCACCACATCGGGGCCAATCGCCGTGCCGCTTGGCACCGCAACGGTTGAACCCACGTCGCGGCCCACTTCCATATCAACCAAGAACTGTTTGTAGAACACGCGGCCGCCTTCATGGCCCATGTGCGGGAAGCCCCGGCGCCGCAGGATCGGCGATCCGTTGTCGGTGTAGAGGTTCAGGTCATACGCATACAGTTGACCGGTTTCCCAATCCTGCACCACGGTTTCGTTGTAGGCATACGCATGTGCAATCGCCCGGTGCCGATGCTCGCGCCCGTCTCCGTCCAGCCACATGCGTTCGTGCCACTGGCCAGAAACGATATCGAGACACCACGTTTTGTCGGCCGTGGGAAACGTCACCTGATAGAACTGGTGGCCTTCTTGCTGGTAGGTAAAGCCAATCGCATCCGCAACGGTTGAGTATCCCGCCAGCGCCGTTTCGATGGCGTGAGTTGATACCCTTTTGGACTGGTAGCCTTGGCCGGTCACGATGACGCGCCCGCCCTGCTGATCCTCAGACACCCAAAAGAGCGCATCGCCCATCTGCGCCACGCTGTATTTCGCCGCGCACCCGTGCTGGATAAACACGCCGTTCATGATCTCATACGGGAAGTTGGCCGCGCCGCTGTTAATCCAGACTTCCGAAGTCCGCTCGCCTAGCAGCCAAATTTCCCGATGCACCACGGCAGCAACCGCTAGCAAATCCGATGCGCCGATCTTGGTCGCGAACCACAGAGGATCGAACGTCGTCGCGTTGCTGTCAGAAATGTAGAACTGTCCGGTGTTGGGCTTGGAGAACACGAAATAGGTGTCCACAAAATCCACGCGGGGCGAGCCGTAGAACGCCGGATTGGCCACCGCCGCAAATGCGTTCGTTGCCAGTTCCACTGTGTAGCCGCTGCCAGCGCCGCCAACAACAAAGAGCGTCGTCTGGTTATCGGCCATACCCACCGGCACCGTGAAGTCACCGCTCATGGTGCCCACAGAGGTCCATTCCCACGCGCTGCTGACGGTGTAGAGCGTGCGGCCTACCACGGCATACAGCGCGCCGTTGCTGGCCCTGTAGAGCCCCCTGCCCTGCCCCGCCGTGGGAGGCGACGACAGCGCCCGCAAGCCTGGCGTGGGGTAGTAGGTGAACGGCATAGGCGCGTCTTCGGGGTTATTCTCGGCGTAGAGGTTGACGCTGCGCTGGCACGACGCGATGACGCTGCGAGCGACGTAGGCGCCGGTTTTTAGGGCGACGCGCATTTAGGCAAACGCCCACGCGGGCGACGGTTGAACGCCTGCTCGCTGTAGGTTGCCCATCGACAATTCCCCGGTTCGTAATTGCCGTTCCCGTCGATGCGGTCCAACGTCAAGCCAGGCACAAACGATGGCCCCATATCCTGCCAGAACGCAGAGAAATCTTGCCATCTGTCGCAAACGACGATGCCGCGCCCACCGTAAAGATAATACCCTTTGTGTTTCGGGTTGCTGCATCTTTGCCGCATACCATGCCAAACCACATATTGTGGGGTGCGTGCCATTCCATGTTTTGTGCGAAGTTGGCTGATCCGTGTTGATTTGGTACAGCCACACGAAACCGACTTCCCATTCACAAGCGACGAATACGCCACATCTCGCACGGTGCCGCAGTCGCACCGGCAATTCCATCTTGTTTGCCGGCAATTCTTGAACATTCTGCGCTCTCCAACCGCTTGCGCGGTCCAAAAGCCAAAACGCTGTCCCGTAAGGTCGTTCTTTGGTTTCATGAATAAGTTGTATCATCAACCTATTCTTTCATCAACGAAAATTGTCGCTATACACATTGTATCTACGCCCCGGCGTCGGGATGCCCATCGGCATCCGCGCCATGGGAACCTGAATGTTCGGCCCTCGCACCGCGCCCAGCGACGCCGCAGCAAGCCGGGCGATGGCGGCGCTTTCGCCTAGGCCATACATCGGCCGCACCCGCACCGCGCCGTTCCAGCGCATGGCGTTGATGTAGGCAGGCGGAAAGGCAATGTCGGTCGTGAGGTCGGGGAAGTGTGCGAAAGGCTGCTTGAGGGTCAGATGCAGTTCGCCAATACCCGACTGCGGCAACGGCCACGGGTAGAAATTGCCCAGCGGATACGCGGCATCATACCAATACCACGACGGCCAAGCGCCCTGAGACTTCAGGGCAATACGGTTGTAGTCCTCGCGCGATCCGATATCGCCCAACACATAGTCAACGTTGGGCGTCGAAATGGTCGAACGGAAGAACGCGGCTTGCACCTGATCGGGCCGCGTGGTGTCGATATCTCCACCCGGCCCGACAGTGTAGAATTGCGCGCCTGTGACCGGAACCGACACGTCAACGAGATGATAGACAAGCCACCGCTTTGTGGCCCATTCGTCCAGCATCATGTTCAACGTGTCGAGAACGTCGTTCAGGTCTTCGGCGCGCGGTGTCTGGCCAACGCCGTTAACCCCGGCATCGCGCAGAATCAGCGTGATAAGGCGAACCGGGGTCATGGCGTCGGGTCAGTTCGACAGGATGCGGCAGGCGATCTCAGGCCGGATGGCCCGATAGCCGTAAAGCACCTCGATACGACACGGGAACTGATCGTTGTTGATGTCGTAGGCGCGGACGACACGCATCGAGATACCCTCCTGCACCTTCCGGCCAGCGAAGTGAACGCCATCGGGAAGCGGCAGGTCGGCAGTCGCGAAGGCGAAGGCGTCCTTGTGGTAGACCACGCTCTGCTGCGTGGTGGCAGACGCAGTGCCGACGAACGTAATCGCCTGATTGTCCGCAGCGCCGTTGCTCACGTTCTGGTAGGGGCCAGTGGCCGTGATCGCCGGCGCAATCGAGATAGTGCCGGCGCCGCCCGCATACGCCGCAGTCACGACGAACTGCTGAAGGATGCCGGTGGACACCTTCGTTTCCGGATGCACGCGGAACACGCCGCCGATGGTGAACACATCACCCGCCGCCGCTGCGTTCGCGCCAGTATCCACAATCAGGCTAGAACCAGTCTGCGCCACAGCCGCGTTCGTCAGGTACGCGGCATTGCGCGCGCCGAAGGTGAAGGACGGCAACAGGGTATTCTCGGCGAACTCAAAGCCGCCGGTCATCCCCATCACGCCCTCCTCATACTGGCGCTTGATCTGCTGCGAGGACTGGAACAGCCCCTTGAGCGAGTCCACTAGGTCCACGTTCGACTGAGTGTCGATGCGGGCCATGTAGGTTTCGGCAGCCGGCGCCAGGTTGTCACGCAGAATCTTGCGGCCACCCAGCACGTTGCGCAGCGTCTGCGCGCTGCCGGAGCCGTTGACGGTGTTGTACACGCTGGTGAGCATCGACAGCGAATCCGCTTCGATGGACGCCGCAAGCTGCGCCATCGCGGGTTCAAGCACCTGCTGCGAGAAGTCGAAGATGTTCAGCGCCAGCTGCTGCGAGTTGAACACGGTATGCACGCCGCGCTGGGTGGCAACGGTCAGGGTCGTGTTCGTTTCCTGCACGTCCTGAAGGTTGAGCGCCTGGCCGGTCGTGGTGGTGAACTTGTTGGGCAACCGGATCCGCAGGGTGCTACCGATCTTGGCGCCCTCGACAGCGAAAGAACTGTCATAGGTGCGATTGATCGAACCGACGAAGTTCAACTTCTGGTGCAGGATCGCCAACGCCGCGTTGGTGATCTTGTCGACGTTAAGCAAAGTATTGGCCATAGGAGGCTCACTTTCGTGAATGCGCCGTCGTCACGACGGGGCGGGGGCGGCTTGCCTAGGGCCGCCTTTGAAGGGGATACGGCTACGCGGGCGCGCGCCTCAGCGCCGGGTTCGCCGCTGATCGTTGAACCATTTCGTCCAGGCTTCGGGGTTCTTGCTGGCGTCAGGTTCGCCCCCCACTTCGGCGCGCGCGGCGCTGATGGGGCTGATCGGCGGGGCGACACGGCTAATTGCCTTGAGAGCCGTCGCAGGCTTTGCAGCCATCCGCGCGACTTCCACGGCCATCCGGGCAGGCGACAAACGAGCAAGGCGCGAGGCTTCGTCCGGGTTCTTCCCAAGTTCGTAATAAACTCGGGCGCCGTCCTCTTTGCCTAGCGCAGTCACGGCTTCCAGAAGCGCGGGCGAAGGGCCGCCCAACATCTGGAAGTTAGACACAGCCTCTTGAAAATCGGAGAACCGGCTTTCGCCGTGGTCCGCGATCTCATTGCAAGCCGCGTTAAAGCGGTCTGCCTCTACTTGCTGCGCCGCGATGCGCTGCACTTCCGACGCTGGCACGTAGCCGGCCGGAACCTGCGGTGCGTCCTGCTGCTGCGGATACTGCTGGCCCTGCTGAATGGTGCGCAGGTAGCTGGCAAGCTGTTCCGCTTGTCGCCGTGCTTCATGCTTCTCCCGCGTCAGTTCGTCGATGCGCTGCTGAAACCACGGCTTGCGCTTCGGTTCCTCTGGCGTCTCGGCCTGTTCTGCGGTGTCTGCCTGTTGCTCCTGCCCGGTGTCTGGAGCCGTATCGTTGGCGGGCTGAGGCACAGATTCGCCGGTATCCGGCGCGCCCTGCGTGGCGCTTTCCAGTGTTTCGCTCATGGGGTCCATGATGGTTGCGGCGCTTCACAGCGCGGCTAGTCGCCCGGATACCCTCCGGTGGGGTTAGGCACGTCAGGCGTTGTCCGGCACACCTAAGCTTGTGCGGACAAGCCGCGATTGCGTCTGCATATCGCGGAAAAACTGGCCCAGCACTGCAACTTGCTTAACAAGACGATCAATGTCTTCTTGTGTTGCAATTCGGGTTTGATCGGCGCCCATGTCATAAATGACAGGCGGCTTCCATCCAAGAATTTCGTCTGTCATGATTTACGGAATGCCCCCTTCGGCACCGCCAACTTGTTGAGCCGGTCCACAATCCCCGGCCCGTAATGCTTAATGGCCTTGGCGGTCAGGACGCCCTCGCCCTTGTCCATCGCCACGTAGCCGTCATCTGGCCCATGTGGGTCTGGCCCTTGCAGCCGGTTGGCCGTGACGATGCCGCCGCGATACATGCCGCCGCCTGCGCCATCCATGCCGCCAACGCCGCCGCCTGCGTCACCCCCCATCCCGGCGCCCATGTCGCCCATGCCGCCGCCCATACCGCCATCCTGCGCGCCAGCCCCTTGGCCGCCCGCGCCGGAGAGGTCGCCGGGGTTCTCCATAGTCGCGGTGTCCACAGCGCCAAGCGGGGCGGTTCCGTTCTGCGGCCCGCCAAACCCGCTAAAGCCCAGCGCGTTCATGAAGTCGCCAAACGTCGTGTTTCCCTGCGCGGGCGCCCCATACCCACCGCCGCCGCCCTCGGGCTGCGCAAAGCCCTGCGCCATACCCATAGGTTGCGGCGCCAACACGTTTGGCGTGGCAGGCTGCGGCGTAACAACCGCCGGCAAGTTCTCGTATTCCGGCGCGGCCTGAGTGCGAGGCGCCCGCGTTGGCGCGGTGCCGCTGTTCATCCATACCGGGTATTGGCGGCCGGCACGGGTCCGGTAGTCGTAGAAGCCGGTTGGTGCGCTAGCCATTCGGCATCCCCTCGGGCATCATCGGCGCAGGCTGCGGCAACATCGCCCGGTCCGCTGCTGCGTGCTGCGCCATGAGCGGCATAATCGCCTCGCCGAGCATCTGCGACACCATTTCACGAATAACCGGCTTCATCGCGTCAGGATCAATTCCGCCGATGGCGCGAAGCCGGTTCGTCTCCGCTTCGTAGTCCTTGCGCTGGATATCCGCCGCCTGATCGGCCAGCTTCGCTTCAAGTTCCGCGTTCTGCGCTTGCAACTGCTCAACGGCTTGGTTGGCCGTCTGCGAGATGGCCTGAAGCTGCTGCTGCATCTGCTGTTCCGCCGGAGACGGGCCGCCCTTGACCGCAGGCGGCAGCATTTTGCGCAACCGCTCGGCAAGTTTCTCGCTGCCGGGGAAGTCCGCGCTTTCCGCCCAAAGGTCGCCAACCACCTGCCATGCGCCTTGCTGCTGGCGGAGAATCTCACTGAAGGCGTTGAACGATTCCTGCCGTTGCGTGGCGTAGGACGGGCCAACGTCGCTGATGACGTCATATTTGCCGACAGACGGATTTAGAACCGCCGCCACCGTCTCGGCGTCAAAATCCTGTTCCGCCGGATCCGCGTGCATAACCGCCGGCTGCGGCGCGTTCGGGTCAACTTGCACCTTAAACCGCTTGTCATCGCGGCCCATTGCCTGCAACACGCGGGGCGTGTCGTAAACCTTTGGCACCAGGTCAAGCACGATCCGACCCAAGAACCGAATCATCACGGCCTGATGGTCGATAAAGTGATACGTCGCGTTGTCGCCCTGCCGCTGGCGCGCGTTGATGGCCCGGCCGCTAGTTTCATTGCTCGGCGCGCCCATGATCGCCTGATACTGGCCAGACACCAGCATCATCTCTTGCTGCGCTACCTGCATGCCCTCGATGTGGCCAGACGCGGCGGGGGGCGGCGCAATCCGCTGCGGCGGCGCAATGGGGTTGCCTGCCTCGTCAACGTCCTGCCAAATCAGGACGCTGGCGTTCTTAACGTTCGCCTCTGTCCACTGTTCCAGGTTGCCTTCCACAGCGCGCGCCGATGCCAGCCACGGGCTTTTGGTCTGAAGCGCCACAAACTCAACCGACCCGGAGGAGTTGTAATTATACATCTTCTGCGGATCGAGAAGCGCGCGCACATGGCCCTTGCGGTCCATCTGGCCTTGGATGACCGTCTCTTCGCCAACGAGCCGGGCGATCGGGATGTATTTGCCCAGCCACGGCCGCCGGTCAACAATCGTGTTGCCGATGACTTTACACCACTCCACCGCTTGGTTGACGATGGGGCGCTCGCGCAACTCGATGCCGGCGGCTTCGGCCTCAGTTTTCAACGCATTATAGGCACCCGGCGGCAATTCCGACTTGCGCAGCGTGTTGCCGTCTGGCAGCGCAATCAGCGTGTCTGCCGTCTCAGAACGATAGAAATACTCGCAGATGCGAACCTTTTCGTCGCCGCACCACGCATCCGACCCGCCTAGCGATTCCTCGGCAAACGCTTCCTTGTATCGCCGGTATTTGGCTTCAGCTTCCTTGCGCGGCAGATCTTCAAACACGAACCCAAAGCGCGCGTCAGACCCGTCGTATTCCTGAATGTCGGGGTCAAGGTAGATCGTCTGCGGGTCGGCTACGCGCTTGATGAAAATCTCTTGGTCGAAGCTGTCTTCATCGGCGTAATCGACATGCACCCGCGTGTAACCGATGCCGCCGAAAACCGCCGTATACATGGCGGCTTCATAGGCCAGCGTAGCGTTGGATCGGTATTCGATGCCCCGCACAAGGGCTTCATACAGCTCCGCCGCCTTCTCCGTCGCCTCGCCGCCAACCGGGCGGATTTGGATGCCCACCTTGTTCTGGCGCGCGTCGTTGATAATTTGGAGGCAATGCTGGCGCGTCTTGTTGACGGTCAGCATAGGCTTTTGCGATCCCGGCAGCGTGCGGGACTTCTGCACGTCATCGGGCCACTGCCACAGATTGCGCGCGTCGCCGTTGCCAAATTTCAGGTCATCGATGTAGTTCTGCCGGGCCGTGGCTTCCCAATCTTCGCAGGCCTTGAAGTTGGCCCGGATTTCCTCAAGAAGCTTGTCGTCTTTTAGGCCAGCCATGCGTTATTCCCCGACACGCGCGGGCGGAAGGTCGGTTTCATCGCTGGTGCCGCCTTCTTCTCTCGCAGCGCCACGGCCAGATACCGGAAGGCATCGGCCGCATGGCTTGCGTCATCGTGCAAAGGGTCTTTGGAGAACTGGCCCGTATCCGGATCCACGTCATATCGGTAGCGGCGCAGGTGGTTCAGCCCGTCCGTGCATTTGTCAGCGTCGAACCACACGTTGGGGAATAGGGACCGCGCCGCGTTGATGCCGTCCACAACCTTTGACTTCGGCGTGATCCTGACCGTTCGCCCGGCGGCCCGCATCTGCTGGGCTATCGTGCGCTCTGAGGCCAGCAACTCGTTGTTCGCGTCGTGCGGCAGCCAATCATCGCCATAGACGTAGGGCCGCCCCTGTAGCGTCTTGAGGTAATGGCCTAGCGCCTCGCCGCTGTTCTCGTAGAAGTCGATCACGCGGAACTCAAAACCTACGATCTGGGCAAACCAGATGCTAGTCTTGTCCGCCCGGCCCAAATCCCAAAACGTATGCACGGGCTTTGTCTGATCGTATGGAACGCGGCAGATGCGGTTTTCTTCGGTCGCCGCCCGGATTTCCTTGGCGTAGATCGCGCCGTCAAGAACCTGGCGACAATGGCCTTCGTAGATCGTCAGGTAAGCGTCGGGGTCCGTGGCCTTGAGGTGCGCCATCTCGGCGCGCAATTCCTCCGGGAACCACGGGTTATCGCGCCAGTCGATCTTGACCACATCGGCGCTTGGCGGAGCGTTCTTCACGAACCGCACGTAGGTTTCGTCTGTGTCAAGTTCAGGGTTGAACGTCACGATGATTTGAGAGCTGGGCTTGCGCACGGTCGGGATCAGTTTTTCCCACGACGCCTTAGAAACCGTCTGCGCTTCTTCAACCCAAACCCTATCCGCGCCTTCTAGTGATTTGATATTGTTGATGTTGTGACGAAGGCCCGCAAAGATGAATTGCGTGCCGTTCTCGCCCTTTATCGTCGTCTGCTGGATTTCGTAGAAGCCGGACAGCCCCAGCGCCGCAACCTGATCGGCCAGCAAGCGGTGAACACTGTCCGTGATGGATTTCTGAATCTCACGGGCACAGAGAACACGGAGAGGTTCCGCCGCCCCTTGCACCAGTAGCGCGCGGGCCACGCCCCATGATTTTGCGCCGCCGCGCCCGCCATAGAGAACCTTGTAGCGCCCCGGCTGGAAAAGGCATTCCAGCTTCTCCGGGAACTCAATCTGCGGCGCTTGGCTTGACAAATGCCACCATCAAACTTGTTGGCTTGCCATCGGTATCCGGCGGCCCGCTTAGCGACTGGTTCGGCTGGCCCCACAGTTCGACGCTGATCTGCTTGGCAGCCACGAGGCGCACGCGGTTGTCGGGGTCCACAAGCGCGGCGTCGTAAACGGCTTCCACCGCGTCCAGCTTCTCAGCCAGCTTCCGGCGGAACTGCTGGCGCAACTCGTGCCCCACGGACTTAGCCTCCGGTGCCGGTTGGTTCTCCGCCGAGAACGCGGGCCTAACGCCCCCAGCCTCGCCCCACAGGCCGGGACCGCCCGCCGGGATGCCAGAGGCCGGGATGCCGCTGGCCGGCTTCTCCACGTAGCCCTGCGCGGGGCGGTAGTTTGGGCCTTCCTTGGGCCAGGCCACGGTTAGGTGTAAGTGCCCAACCCAACGTTCGTGATCGTCACGGTCGGAACGTCAGCCGTCCCGCCATAGACCACCATGAAGTCGCGGAACGTGGTTGTCGCAACCGTCGCGGTGCCGGAGATCGTCACGCCCGTTCCGCCCGCAAGCGTCAGGGTGCCGGCGCCGGACTGCGCGATGCGCAGCCAATACACCCTGCCCGGATATGCCAGCGGGTCATCCGCATACATCTGGACGGCCGTGCGCGTGGTCTGCGTGCCAGGCGTGGTGGCAGCCGACACAAGCACAACCTGCGCCCCGCCCGTGATCGTGCCCTGCGGAATGGTGCCAGCCGTCACGCCAGCGGCGTATGCGGTCTGCTTGTAGTTGCACGCGGCCAGCACATCGGCCGAGTCCATCATCTCAACGCCAGTCGGCCAAAGATCGCTGGACATGGCCGTTACACCACGTAGTTCAGCACAGAGGCGCGCATACGCCATTTGCTATTCACGGTGTCCCAATCGCCGTAAACGATATCCATACGCGATGCCGTGGTCGTAAGCGTGGGCGCGGTGCCGCCCGACCACACGAAGCTGCCAGGCCACGTCACCAGACGCGAGCCGGTGCCGTCCTGGATCACGCGAATCTGAAGCTGCTGCTCCGGAACTTGGTTGATCGGCGCGCTCATGGTGCGCGATGCGCCGAGGGTCCACTGGAACACGCCACCGCTGGAACAGTCGAACACCTGGGTAGCGCCGTCCGTCACGATGGTGGCGGCGCCGAACTGGCCGATGGGATTGCCTGGCATGGGCGGGTTCCTTGCAAACGCAAAAACCCGCCGGGCTTGTGCCGGGCGGGCGGTGTAGTCAAATTGTGCAGCGTGCCTAGTCGCTAGCAGGTTCGGGACTGCGTGTCTATACCCATCACAGCCCATACTCCCCCACCAATCGCTCAAGTGCCGCCAACAACTGCCCGCGCGACGTGTGCCGCTGCCAACGCCGGACGGTATCGTATTCCGTCAACGGCAGACCCGCGATGACTACCCAATGCACGACGCCTTGCGCGGCTGCCGGGCCCATCGCCTGCACGCCCCTACGATGCCACTCCGCCGCGCTTATCGCCCGCTCCTGCGGCAGTAAAGACACGCCCAATCCATCGCCCCGCCGCGCCTCCTGCACCCGATCCACAGCCCACGGCATCGGCCCCATCCCGCGCCCGCTTTGGCAATGCTCCACAGCCTGCCGGTAGATCGCCGCAGCCGTCCGCATTTCGTCGGTGCAGTCCTCCACGCGGTTCAAAGGATCGGCCCGGCGCGCACGTCGCACGGTTGCGCGTGTGTTCGGTCCTGCGGCCACTTCCGTGATCTCGACCGGGACCGCGTAACGAAACTCGCCCGTTTCTGGGTTAACAATGACCGAACCGAAATCCGACGACGACGGCGCGGCTTGTGTCTTGTGGCGTTTGCTCATTGCGCTTGCTCCTTCGGCCACTCCCGCCACTGCTGGCACAGCAGCACCCGCACAGCCTGCGCGGCTTTCGTTGGCGACACCGGCACGCGGTATTCGCGGTTGGCGTCGCA